AGAGCAAGCGCGTTGGGCTAGTGTAAATGTACAATTAAGAGAAAAGAAAGAAGAAAAAATGCCAAGTACAGTTGAACGTCGTGTTAATGATGTAACTTTTGAAATTCGCCAAGGCGAAGTTGATGCAAACAAAATGACTTTCACCGGTTACGCCGCAGTTTTTAATTCACCAAGTGAACCTTTACCTTTCACCGAATTTATTATGCCTGGGGCTTTTAAGCGTTCTCTTAAATCGCGTAACGAAGTAAAACTATTTATGAATCACAACATGGATATTGTTTTAGGTTCAACAAGAGCAAAGACTTTAAGATTAACCGAAGATTCTAAAGGTTTATTAGCAGAAGCCGTTTTGCCTGATACAACAGCCGGTCGTGATCTTTCAGTTCTAATGCAACGTGGTGATGTTAATTCAATGTCTTTTGGTTTCTCAGTACCAGCAAAAGGCGATAGATGGACAAATGAGGGCATGACTCGTGAACTTCATCAAATAAGATTGCATGAAGTTTCAATAGTTACCGGATTTCCAGCCTATGAAGCAACAACGGCATCAGTAAGATCTATAGATGCTCTTGCAACTCGTACCGGCATGAGTGCTGATGTTTTAGCCGATGCTTTAACAAGATTAGAAGCCGGCGAAAACCTTTCCTTAGATCACGCTTCAACCATTAACGAAGCCGTTGCTAAATTGAAAGAATCAGTTCCTAACGAAGCCGAACTTGTAGCGATAAAACAAAAACAACTCGATCTAATGTTAAAGGCGATCTAATGAATAAAGAAGAAGTTAAACAAGCAATTCTTAAAGTTGCAGGTTATCCAGAATCAGGTGCGATTGCTGAAATGGCTGAAGCGATGGCCGAAGAAATTTGTGGAACTAAAAAAGAAACTAAAAAATTTGATCCTGTAACCGAAACAAGAATTATCGGAGTTCAAGAAACCCGATAAGATTTGTGCAATAATAAATCTAACAGGTTTGCGTGTAGCCACCAACCTTGTTACTTTACTGCTTGTGAGTGAGCCTCCAGCAGGTTATCCAATCAAGTAGTAAAACCATTTCAAAAAAAAAGGAAAACAATGTCTGAATATATTAAACTTCAGCATGAAGCACGCCAAAAAGCATGGCACTCTGCAAAAGAAATTTTGGATAGAGCCGCAGCAGAAAAGCGTGATCTTACTGCAGAAGAAAATCAATCATACGAAAAAATTTCTGCTGAATTAGACGAACGCGCACGCGTTATCGAAACTATTTCAAAAGACGAACAAAGAGCAAAAGCCGCAGCCGAAGCAATGCAAAACGTTGAACTTTCAGTTGCACCACAATCCGGAAAATCTGATGCAGATGTTATTAGATCAATGGCGCGTGGAGAAGTACGTTCTTACAACTTCGAAAAAAGAGATGTATTAAAAAGTTCAACTGGTTCACCGGTTCCAACTTCTTTCTACGATCGAATTCTTATGTTGGCAAGATACGTTGGTGGACCACTAGAAACTTCAACCATCATCAATACTGCTGGTGGAGAGAATCTACAAATTCCATCACAAGCAACTTACTCAACTGCTGCAGTTAGCCCAGAGGGTTCAGCAATTTCAGAATCCGACCCAACATTTAACAGTTTTGTGACTCTTGGTGCATTTAAGTATTCTTTCTTAACCCAAATTTCTCGTGAACTTGTTGAAGATGCTGGTGTCGATATTCTTGGATTCCTTGCAGAACAAACTGGTAACGAACTTGGTTATAGAGTGAACGCCGCATTAACAACCGGAACTGGTACAACCCAACCAACAGGTATCGTAACTGTTGCTGGTTCTGCCGTAACCGGAACTGCATTAAATCCAACAGCAGATAACTTGATCGACCTTGTGTATTCAATCGATACAGCCGGTCGTCGTCTACCTGGTGCAGGATTTATGATGAACGCAACATCAGTAGCAAACGTGCGTAAATTGAAAGACAGCGCTGGACAATATCTATTTAGTCCATCTCTATCTGCCGATGCTCGCGACTTGCTATTGGGTTATCCAATATTCGAAAACCCAGCGATGGCAACTGCCGCATCAGCAGTTAAACCAGTGTTATTTGGTCACTTGCCAAGTTACATTGTTCGTCAAGTTGGTGGAATTAAGTTAGATCGTTCAGATGATTTTGCATTTAGCAACGATTTAATTACTTTCCGTGCAACTTTCCGAGTTGATGGAAATCTTCCACAAACTAGCCACGTTAAATACTTTAAGAGTTCAAACTCCTAATAGTAATTAATCCCTAGACCAGAAACCCCGACGGAGCGCAGGCTGTCGGGGTTTCTGCTTTTTATGTGTAGGATTTGTTGTACCTGCGAACAAAGGATTAAAAGGTGAATCGTGCCGATCGTCGTAATAAAAAATACACCGGTGAACATGTCTCCGGAACTAGCGCAAGTATTCGAAATGTTGGGATTCCCAGTAGAGGAAGAATCCTTTGGACCTCAAACGCCCCTTGGGCATCAACCGGATACGGACAACAAACGGCGCAAGTTACAAAAAGACTTAAAAAAGATAATTACGAAATAGCGATCGCTTCTAACTATGGTTTAGAAGCATCTTCAACTATTTGGGGAACTGAATATGGTGAAATTCCTGTTTATCCACGAGGCATGGATTTGTATTCAAACGATGTTGTTCCGGCGCACATGTACGATTGGGTTAATAGAGATAAAGATGCTCCGAACGCTTTAATTACTTTGTACGATGTTTGGGTTTTCAAAGGTAAAAAATGGGATGATTGGAACGTTGCTTCTTGGGTTCCTATTGACCATCTTCCTTGTCCACCTGAAGTTCGTGATTGGTGTAAAAAAGATAACGTAACTCCTTTAGCGATGTCTAAGTTTGGTAAAGAAATGCTAGAAAGAGTAGATATCCAATCCGAATATATTCCACACGCTATTGAAAAAGTTTTTAAACCAACTAACTTTATTTATACAGCAGACAACGATAAAATTACGGCTAGAGAGTTTATTAAGATTCCGGAAGATAAATTTGTTGTCGGGATGAACGCCGCAAATAAAGGGATCGTTCCTAACAGAAAAGCCTTTGGCGAAAATCTTTTAGCCTTTTCAATGTTTGCACAAAAGCATAAAGATGCAGTTCTTTACTTGCATACAGATTTTATGGGTTCCGGTGGAATAAATCTTATGGATTTAATTAACGCCGTCGGTATCCCTAAAGAGCAAGTTAAATTCATCGATCCTTATCTTTATCGTTCAGGATTAGCCCCCGAAGTTGTTGCCGCAACTTATACGGCTATGGATGTTTTATTAGCCGTCTCAATGGGTGAGGGATTCGGAATTCCAACTTTAGAAGCCCAAGCATGCGGAACTAGAGTTATAGTTTCAGATTTCGCCGCAAGTACAGAATTAGTTGGAGAGGGATGGTTAGTCGGAGGGCAACCTTTTTGGGATGCGCAACAAAGATCTTTCTTTCATAGTCCAAGCGTTCCTGAAATAGTTGAAGCCTTAGAGAACGCTTATAACAAAGGTAGGTCGAGATCAGATCAGGCAATAGAGTTCGCTAAGTTATACGAAGCCGATACTGTATTCGAAACCTATTGGAAGCCGGTTCTAAACAAACTACTTACCAGATAGGCTTTAAACACAAAATAAAGGCAAAATTAGCGACTTTTAGGAAGAGGTAGAGCAAAGATGTTGCCAGTTATGATAGTTCCGGTTTTAAGTAGACACGATATTTTAGATCGGATGATTAAATCAATTAATTACCCTATTCGCGAATTAGTCATTATCGATAACGGCGCTAAGACTCATAGTTGGGAACCGACTTGGAATCAATGGATTAGTAAAATTTGGCATCTCAAAATGCCGAACAATTTAGGCGTAGCCGGATCATGGAATCTTGGAATTAAATCAACCCCGATGGCCGATTACTGGGTTATCTCTAATTTTGATGTCGAGTGGGGAGGAGATAGTTTAAAAATGTTTAGTGAACTTTCTCATCCCGAAAAACTTGTTTTGTCTAATGGAACTCCGGAGTGGTGCGCTTTTTCAATCGGTTGGCAAATCGTAGACAAAGTTGGATTATTCGATGAGGCTTTTCATCCTGCCTATTTTGAAGATAACGATATGCAACGAAGAATAGAAAAGAAAGGGATGGAAGTTGTTAAATCTTTTATCCCTATCGCGCACGATAACTCTTCAACTCTAAAAGCAGGGTTTCAACAATTAAACGAACATACTTATATAAACAATTATGATCATTACAGGTGCAAGCAAAACTATGATGATTTTTCCGAGGGTGGATGGCAAATACGTCGGAGGAGACAAAACTCATGGGATTAAGAGTTTATACAGGTGGTACTTTTGATTTGTTTCATGCCGGACATTTAAATCTTTTAAAGCGTTGTCGTGAAATTGCTGGTGTTAAAGGTCAAGTAATTGTTTCATTAAACACAGATCAGTTTATTGAAAAATATAAAGGTAAAAAACCTTTAATCTCTTACGAGGATCGAAAAGCGATTCTTGAATCATGTCGTTATGTTGATTCAGTTATGGAAAACTACGGAGGAGAGGATTCTAAAGAATCAATAATTCTTGCGCAACTAATAGATGTTGTTGCAATCGGATCAGATTGGGCAAGAAAAGATTACTATAAACAAATGAACTTCACACAAGATTGGTTAGATGAACAAGGAATAAGTTTAATATATATTCCTTACACGAAAGGAATATCTAGTACAAGTATTAAACAAAAATTATGATTATTATCGGAACAACCCCAGATAGATCTCACTGGTTAAAAGATTGCATTAACTCACTCAAACAACCCTGCGTAGTTATTAGCGATTTTGATTTTGAATTAGGTAAATTAAAATGGGCAAGCAAACAACTAAACGAAAGATTTTTCTTTTTTCAAGATTCTATAGTTTTTAAACAAACAGATTGGGTTTTTGATCTATTAAATAACTACGAACATGTTTCTTTAACAAGTGATCCGGTTGTTTATGGAACTTATATGGGGATTTATGATCCTAAGATTTTAAGGGAACTTGAAATCCCTATCCCTATATCTAAAAAGGAATCTATAGAATATGAACTTTCTTGGACAAAAACCTATGTTGAAAAAGTTGGATCAGTACATGTCGCTTTCCCTGATCTAACTGACTCAAAAGCAACGCGAAAAGAAATAAAACATGGTCGAGAAAACTTAGTCTTGGAGAACGATTACCTAATCAAATTTAAAGGTGATTGGGGTCAAATTGTGCATTAGACTATATGTAAGACTTATTACGGAGAACCTATGGCAATAACAAACGGCTACGCAACTTTAAATCAAGTTAAAGCCGCACTTAGAATTACCGATTCAACCGAAGATGCTTTATTAGAAATTGCGATCGAGGCGGCATCTAGAGCGATCGACGGCAACACCGGTAGAAATTTTTATAACGCAGGAACGGCAACAAGATACTTCGCGCCCGATGATGATTTTGTTTTATTAATAGATGATCTAGCCGGAACTGCTATAACTTTACAAACAGCAAATAACGCTGATGGTGTGTACGACGTAACTTGGGCAACTGACGATTACCAATTAGAACCTTTAAACGGAAACTCAGATGGAATTGCTTGGCCATATACAAGAATTCGTGCAATCGGAGATTACCTATGGCCGATCTTAAATGGTGAAGCACTAGCAAAAATAACCGGAGTTTGGGGCTGGACTTCAGTTCCTATTGCCGTAACTCAAGCATGTGTAATTCAATCTTCAAGAATTTATAAACGTTTAGATTCACCTCTTGGTGTTGCCGGTTTCGGCGATATGGGAGTTATGCGCGTAACTCGTGATCTTGATCCCGATGTTGCACAACTTATCGGAACTTACAGAAAAGTTCGAAACGTTGGCTAGCATAACGAATATTCGCGCCGGATTAGCAACGCGATTAGCAACAATTTCAGGATTAAGAACTTCTTCTACACAACCAGATAAC